TCCTGCCGAGCTGTGCAGCCCTTATCCTCGATGGCGGTCGTCATGCCGATGCTGATACCCTGCATCCCGAGCCCGCCACCGACCGCCACCATACACGGCGCCGTGGAGTTGGTTCCGACAACGGATACGTCTCCGACTGCCTTGCTCAGGTCCGAACCTTTGGAGCCCTCGAAGATGATGCCGGTGGTGTTGGCGGCATCGCTGCTGACGACATTCTCCGTCACCTGAGCCGAAGCAGCCCCAGCGACAAGGAGAAGCCAGAAAAAGCCCATGCCGAGTACGAGAAGTGTCCGAATCATTCCGAGGGTCACAGCTGTCATCTCCTTTTTCATTTGGGGGTGGGGGCTAGGCGGGGGAAAAGTATCCCCCGCCCGCCTCATTCACACGAAAGTCAGCGACGGATCAGTCGCAGACGATGCAGCCGATGTCGGGCAGATGCACGCCGGCGGCGCCGCCCTGGATGCCGACGATCTCGGGGCGACCGAAATCGACGTCGAATTCACCGAAGTTGACGCTGAAAGTGTCGACGTCCAGCTCCTCGAAATGCGGGCGATCGGTGTGCGCGACCGTCGCGCCGGCGGCGTTGCCGTACTCGAATTCACCGCGCGTCGCGCGATCGATCTCGACGGTACCCACGGTCAGGCTGCCGACGTCGATCGTGCCACCAACGCTGCTGGAAGTCGCGAAAGCCGGCGCCGTCATGGTCAGGGTCAGGGCGGCGAGCGCCGCCAGGGCGAAGAAGGTATTCCTCAAGAGCGTTCTCCTTTTGCTGCTCGTTTTCGACAATGCGGTTGTGACAGAACGCGGAGCCCGGCGCAAGCTACATTTTCGCGGTGACATATCCCCTTACGACAGTTACGCTTGCGGAGCATCTAGAAAGCCTACGCGCCCGCGTTCAGGATCGAACGTTAGAAAAACTTGACATGTGTCAGGAAATATGTTGAAAGACGTACAACAGTACGGAGAATTGATGTGACCACCGCACCTCGACCGACCCGCACCGACCCGGAAATTGTCGCCGCCGCCGCGGAACGTATGGTCCCGGCTGTGTCCGACTGGATGGAGCGGAACAGCTATCCGCCGAAGCCGACCAGCATCCGTGACACGATCGCCAGAGCCGCGCAGCTGACCCTGCTGCCGTCTTGTGACGGCTACGGGATGGCCCAGGCTTTTGAGGAGCTGGGGTATGTCCCCAACGCCGAGCTGGTCCGAATCCTCGACACCACGCGCCACAAGATCACCGAAGAGCTGCGTGACGCCTCGACCCGCTGGGTTTTCGAGAACCACGTCCGTTTCCCGGCGAAGACCGGCGACACGATCAAGTTCGGGGAAGACGGCCGTCTCCGCAACGGCGTCGTCTTCGGGCTCGTCGCGTCGGAAGGCGCCGCCATCATCAGAATCAACACCATCTACAAGCGTGTCCACGCCGAAGAGGTGGTCGAGGTGGTGGAGAAGGCCAAATGAAAGCCGTGCTAGGCCTCGATCCAGGACGCCAAGGCGCCGTCGCCCTACTCGACGCCACCAAACACGAGCTGGTGGTCCACGATCTTCCCATGACCCGGGACACCCGCGGCAAGCAGAAGTGGCACGTCGACGTCGATCGCCTCAGCTTCCTGGTCAAGGGCCTCGCCCCCGACATCTGCTACATCGAAGAGGTTCACGCGTCTCCGCAGATGGGCGTGACCTCGGCTTTCTCTTTCGGCGAGAATTTCGGCTCCTGCATGGGCGCCCTTGCCGCCGCCGGCGTCGTCATCGTCAAGACCCGCCCGGAGATTTGGAAGCCGCGCCTCGAAGTCCCGGCGCACAAGCCGTCCGCCATCAGCCGGGCGTCCGAGCTGTTTCCGCGCTGCACCAGCCTCTGGCAGCGCACCAAGGACGGACGCGCCGAGGCCGCCATGATCGCCCTCTACGGCGCTCTGTCCGAAGGTATCGTATTCACTCAAATCATCGAGCCTGTGGCATGAAGCATTACCGGCGCCAACCTCACCGCCCCGTCGTCCGCGCGGATGATGACGACATCACCTTGCTCGGAGCGAACCTCGCACCCTGCCCGTTGCAGGTGTTCGAGTTGGAGCCGGAGGCGCCGTACTTCATCGGCATCTATGCCCCCGATGGTCAGCCCATCATCGCCTATCCCGCCCCGCCGCCCCGCATCGGATTTCCGATCGGCGACGAGTCGGAGGACGATGAGATGATGTGGGAAATCTGAAATGCCGGCGCTCCGCAACCCCCGTCACGAGAAATTCGCGCAACTGTTCGCCGACGGCGTGCCGATGGTGAAAGCCTATATTCAGTCAGGCTTCTCCGAGAAAGGCGCGAGCGGCGGTGCTTCCGTGCTGTCCAAGCGCAGCGACATCCTGAAACGGGTGTCCGAGCTACACGCCGAGAAGGAGGGGGTCTTCAACAAGGCGCAGGAAGCCATCGAAGAAGATACTCCTCCCGACAACCGCCAGTACGTGACGACGACCCTCACCGTGTTTTGGGTCATCAACCACATGAAAAAGATCGCCGAGGAGGCCCTCAAAGCCGGGGACTATTCGGCAGCGATGGAAGCCACGAAGCTGCTCGGCAAAGAGCTTCACATCTTCTCGGAACACGAGAACCCGAAAAGCGGCGGACCGACGAAGGACCGGGCTCCGGTACAGATCGGTCAGGTCAACATCGGCGCCCTCGATCAGGCCATGAGCGATGTCGGCAACGTCATCGAGGGTGGCATCTACGAGGAGAGAACCGAGGAGCCGCAGGAGCTGGTCGTCAAAGACTCGCACCACCGTTCGCGTGTCGTCGAGGGACCCGAGGAATTGGAAAAGGGGGGACATCGCTTCTTTGACGGAACAGAAGCGGCGCAGCAGAACGCCGACATCAAAGGGCAGCGCAGCCGCGGCGAACCCCTGAGAGTGTCCCTCGCCCCGGACGAGGATGAATGACCAGCATCACGCTCGAAGAGCGACGCGGCTACCGCACCACGTTGAAGCGCCTCCAGGACGTCGAGGATGTCTACACCGAAAAGATGGCTCGAAAGCTTCCGGTACCGGTCGCCCTGATCGACAGCATGGAACCGGTCGTCGGCTCGCGTCATCCGGAAACCCAACTCAAAGCGGTCCAAGACCTACGCCCTCAGATCGAAGAGCGCTACACCAGAAAGCTCCTGGAAAATTCGCGGGAAAGCCTTTCGTGCTTCTGCGAGTACATGAATCCGGAAGAGCCGCCGGCGGCCCATCACGAATTTCTGATCAACCACCTCGAAGCGATCGAACAGCGTGATCTCCTGCGTTTGATGATCTCGATGCCGCCTGGACATGCAAAATCTACGTATGCCAGTCATCTATTCCCGGCGTGGTATCTGGGCAAGAACTTTCACCACAAGTTCATTCAGGCGGGACATACGCAGGGCTTCTGCGAGAACCAGTTCGGTAAAAAGGTGCGCGGGCTCGTCCAGAGTGAGCCGTTCCAGCAGGTCTTTCCGAACATCCAGCTGGGTCAGGAGAGCAAAGCTGCCGGCTACTGGAATCTGGCGGGCAGCCGCGGCTACTACCTCACCCGGGGTGTCGGTCAGGGCATCTCCGGCTTCCGCGGCAACATCCAGGCGGTCGACGACCCTTTCGCGTCCCGCGAGGACGCCGAGAGCCCGACCATCCGCAACAAGGTGTTCGACTGGTTCTCTGCGGACTTCACGCCGCGGCTGCTCCCCCGCTCTCCGATGTACATCGTCGCCACCCGCTGGCACAGCGACGATCTCTGCGGACGAGTCGAGGACATGCAGAAGTCGGGCAGGGTCAACCCGCCCTACATCATCATCAATCTGCCGGCGATCTGCGAGGACGAAGAGCACGACCCGATGGGCCGCAAGATCGGTGAGCCGCTATGGCCCGACTTCTACGACCACGAACATCTGATGAACCTGAAAGAGAGCCTACCACCGCGCGACTGGAACAGCCTCTATCGCGGAAAGCCCGTCGACGAGGAAGGCGGCGTCATCGGCACCGAGCAGATACAGCGCTACGAGGACCTACCGAAGGACGAGGTCGACCATAACGGCAACATCGTCAAGCAGCGCATCCGCCGCCGGTCGTTGAGCGTGGACTGCGCCTCGAAGAAAACACAGCGAGCGGACTTCACCGCCATCACCGTGTGGCTGGAATCGGTCGACGGTCGCCACTACCTCGCGCACGCCGCGCACGCCCGCGTCGAGTTCAACGGCATGGTGCGCATGATCGAGACGACCGCTCGGGAGTGGGGCGTCGACGAAATCCTGGTCGAGGATCGCGGCTCCGGCACGCAGTACATCCAGGCGCGCCAGAACGAGGCGCCGGCACCGGTCGTACCGATCAGCACGAACAACGACTCCAAGGAGTTTCGGTTCGACGGCGTCACGCCCATGTTCATCGGTGGACTCGCCCTACTCCCGAAGCGTGCCGGCTGGTTGGCGGACTACGAGGCGGAGATCGCGGGGTTCCCGAACGCCTCCCACGACGACTACGTGGACAGCACCAGTCAATACCTCGCCCGGGCGCGTCAACGCCGTATCCGCGGTGTCAAAAAGCTCGGCGGTGTCAACTCTTCTCGCTCCTAAAACCCCTTTCATCCATCTACTACCTTAGTCGGTACCCTCTTCTAGGGACCCGCTAGGCGATTTTTCATACCATAGTACACACGTACTCACTTTCTTAGCTTCAACTTTTCTCTTGACTCCTAAGAAAAACTGTTTGTCTTTTCTGTCAAAGTCCGACAACCCTCTCTGAATCCTTAACCTATAAGACAGAAAAGTCAGGTTTCCTGTCCCACTCAGATTTTAGTCCTAGGGACCCTCGAAATTCGGAAGTGCCCGGGGTCGTCAAACCCCCGAAGTGTGGCATGATTCTTGCATGTCGCCCGGGGACCCTGGGAAATCGACTCGCACCCCTTAATTTCACGTAGGGACCCTGGAAATTCGCAACAGGGTGGGGGGTCGAGAATCCGGAAATAGGGTATGGCCCCGAGCCCTCTAGGTAGCCTCTCCAAACCCTCCACGAGCCCCGTCAGCCCCTTCCCCACCGCGTCACCTACCCCACACCGGTACGCCCTGCCCGGCCCCATAAAACCCCCAGAATCGGCCCAAAACAGGCCTCACAGACCCCATTTTACCCCCAAAAATAGCCATATTTGCCTAATTTTTCCTGCCAGATAACCTGTCAGACCCCCTAAAAACCGCAGAAATCCGCCATCTGACAGAAAAACGACATTTCCTGTCACCGCTCTAGGTAGGACCACAAACCGGCCTAGGTAACACCAGTTTCCTCACCCACGCGCCCTAGGTAGCCTCTCCAACGCCCTCACACAGCCTCTTGCGCCCGGGTCCAACCCTGTGATAGGCTCAGGAATCGGCGTCTGACGGCCCTCTGAGGAGCCTCACAGCGCTTTTTGTTTTGATGCGAGCGAGTTTTTTCGCGAGCTGTTTTGATGCGTTCGAGTTTTTTCGCGGGTTGTTTTGGTGCGATTCAATTTTTTCTGGAGCGCCCTGGAGTACGATGCGTATCATGGTATGATACGTACCATGGTACGATGCGTACCATAGTACGCAGGTTAACAAATGTTAATGATTAACAAAAATTAACGTTAATTTCCGTTAATGATTAACAAAAGTTAATGGTTAACCGAAGTTAATGGTTAACAGAAATTAAGGTTAACCGAAGTTAATGGTTAACAGAAATTAAGGTTAACCGAAGTTAATGGTTA